TCCTGTGGCCCGCACTGGAAAAGACCAGCGCGTGGCATTCCCGGCTTCTCCGGAGGAGGGTTGGCGTTCAGGCTGGATTCTTGCATGCCGACCGCAGTCGCGAGCCTCGCCCACTCTTCCGGCGTGCCTTTGGTGATGCCGAATTTCGCGCCGTCTGCAGGTACATAGCCGTCGAGAGGCGAGCCGCGAAAGCGCTTGACCGCTGCCCGATAGAGACTCTGCGGATCGACCGCGCCGCCTTTGCCGACCTTGATGTCGCCGCCATCAACCGCACCGCCGAGGCCTCCGGTGCCCTGCGCTCTCGACACCGCCTCGTTGCTGGTCTCCGCCGGACGTTGGGCTGGACCCGCCGTCGTACTGACGTTGGGAAACTCCGGGCTGCCAAACCGAGGCGTGGCAGCTCCGGGGACGGAAGATGAAGAGGCGATGTCACCAGTTCCGCCGCCGCCACCACCGCCGCCAAGCGATGCATTCTGCACACCGCCGCGCCCACCGCCTCCGCTGCCAGCGCCAGTCCTTACGTACATATAAAAGTCGACGAGCGCCTCGTAGACGCCGCCCCTGATGATCGCTTGGGCGCGACCTTCGCTGCCGGTATCGCCGCCGAATCCTTCGACGCTGCCGCCGAAGCTCGCGCGATGCAGGAGCGGGCTGACGTTGTCGTTCGCGCCTTGGAAGCTGCTCGGGTGCTTCAGCCGCTCGCGATAGCGACGTTCAGGCTCGGTCATGTGCGGCGGAGCGCCGGACTCCGGCAGCGGCGGGAGCCAGAACTCCTTGTCCCAGATCGTGTGGTCGCCCCTCTCCTTTCGCTTATTCCAAAAGTCTTTCTGCTCCTCCCACCAGTCCTTGCCAGCGCCCTTGATTGCCCCAATCGGATCGTTCTTGAACGTGTTGATGAATTTGACGATCTCGGCGATCTCTTGGAAGATTTTCAGCAGTCCGCCAAACTCGGTCTTGAGCATACCAGCGATGCCGCCTTGCTCCTTCAGCGTCTCGTTTATCTGTTTCAGCGCCTCGTTGACTTGCGGCAGCCCGAAGGACAGAAACTCCTCCTTGATGTCCTTCACGATTTTGAGCGTCTTTTCCCACTCGGCTTGGTTGGCTTCGACCTGCTTCTGCAGCCGCTCTGCCGCCTCAAGCTCTTCTTTGGTTGGCGGCTCCGGTAGCTTGCGAGTCCTCAAATCCTCTGGCTGACCGAGGCCTCGCAGGAGGGCGCTGGCATTTCCCGCCGCCACGATGGGTGCGAGATTCCGAACCCTGATGTCAAAGTCGTATTGCTGTTTCGCGGCCTCTTGGGCCATCTTCTGCTGCGCATACAAATCTTTGGATTTGGCAATGTACTCATCGAGCCATCTGGGCGAGAGACCTTGCGCGAGCAGCGACTGTCTTACCTTTGATCCGCTAAAAGACAGATCGACCAGCACACCCTGCAGCGTTTGAAGCTGAGCAACGGTGGTATTGACAGAAATGCCAAACCGCTCGTTCTGCTCGGTCATGTTTTTCAGTTGACCGAACGTCAACCCCAGCGACCGCGCCGTCTGGCTGAGCTGGTACATCTCCTGTGAGAACTTGAAGACCGAGATGCCATAGGCGACGACCGCCGCGCCCACGGCTGCGACGCCAATCGCGACCGCGCCTAGCCCCACGACTGCAAGTCTGGCTGTAGCAGGAACCTCCTCCAGACCCTTGTTGACACCCTGCAGACCCGAGATCGTGTCGCGCAGTCCGAGCACCAGCTCCGGGAAGGCCTCGACGCCGCGCCGTGACGCCAAGGCCATCTGCAACATGCCGCTCGTCACGTCTCCTGTCGAGCGCTGCAGCTCCTTGTAGGCTTTCGTTGCATCGTTGGCTTTGGGGACCGACTGCTGTACGGCGTTGCCAGCTTGCTGCGTGCTGGTCGTGACCTTATCGAATGCAGTCTGTACCTGACCGGCGGTCTGCGTCAGCCCGGTGAGCTGGGTGCGAATGTTGGCAAGCCCGGCCGACGCATTGTCGACGAGGTTGACTGTGAGTTTCAGTTCTTCAAATTCAGCCATCGTCTGATTGTCGTTCCCGTTCCATGATATGTGCGAGATCGATGGTCCGCTCCAGATGGACGCGGACCTCGGTCAGGCCCATTTCAAGAAAGACTGTCGGCGAGACGTGGTAGAAGCGCGCGAGCCGGTAGCAATCGAGAACGGGGACCTCGTTCACCAAGCCGCCGGATCGGGAATAAAAAAACCGCGCAGCCGGTAGGCGCAGGAGTTCCAGTCGCGCGGGTCCATCGTCTCGATGAAAGGCTGCAGGACGCCGGACAGCACCGCGATCATCGTCGTCATCTTGCGGTCGAGGATCACCACATCGCCGTTCTGATCCACCATGCACGGATTGCCGTAGCGATTGATGTCGCCGCCGGTCGGCTCGCGGAACGACAGCTCGTTCAGCATATCGCCCTTCGGGCCACGGATCGACTTGTGCATCAGCCTGACCTTGACCGGCCATGCCTCCGCAGGCGACGGAGGCGTTTCTGTAACCGGCGGTTCGTGTTCGAGCAACGGTCCGGCTGTCGTGTCGTTGTGAACCGGTTCGGCGGTGCGGACGAAGCCTTCGCGCTTGTCTGGTTTGTTCATGCGTCAACCTCTCTCGCTGTGCGGCCCCTTAACCCCCGAATGGGGACGCCGTCTGGATGTTGCTCTGTTCGGTGATGGTCGGCGGACCGCCGCCAGTGATTTCCTCGCACCAGATGCCTTCCCAGCGCACACGGGCCTGACCGTCGCGCGAGTTGGCTTCAAGCGCCGCCTTGCACGTCGCGCCGATGAGGCTGTATGAGGAGCCGTTGGCGAGCTGCGCCACGACGCTCACGTCGGTCTGGCCGTCGAGCATGTCGAGCCGCATTTCCGGCGTCAGCGAGATGTCACCTTCGATGTACGGCACGCGCGGCAGCTCCTGATAGCCATGCACGCCATCCTGACCGGCGATCATGGTGCGTTCGACCGGCGACGGACTGACGGTGAAGTTGCCGCGCAGTCTCAGTTGCTGACCTTCTACGAAGAGAAAGGCGATGCCAGCAAATTTCTGTGCCATCTTCGGTTACTCCTTTGAGCTTGGGGAAGTCTGCGGGATGGAATGCAGCGGAGCGTTTATGCCCCGCCGCCTGCCGCCACCTGCGTGCCCGTGGCACCGACGAGCGCGTCGAGACCACGGTCGTACTGCAGGCGGAATTGCGCGAGCACCGCGAACACGCGGAGCTGGTTGATCAGATCGGGCGGATAGAGCACGTTGACCCGGTTCGGATTGTTCGCATCGCGCTCGACCAGCAGATGGTCCTTGAAGGCCGCGATGTTCTCGACGAGCCCGTTGAACATATCGATCCGATATTCCGCCACCAGCTCGGCCTTGATCAGGCTCGGCGTCGCAATCGCCTGACCCGGACCGAAGCGAGTGCCATCGTCGGCGAGCTTGTGTCGCGGGAACCGGCTGGTGATGGCCTGCTTCTGATTCCGCAGCAGCCGCGCCAGCGTCGCCAGCGTCGTCACCAGCTCGTAGGCATCGTCCGGCTGTCCGTAGAGATTGAGCTGGTAAGTCGTAGTCTCCCGCAGGATCATCGGAAGACCGTTGACATCGGCTTCCTGCGTCGCAATCCCGGAGCCCGCGAGCGTGTTCAGCTCGGGCCGGTTGAAACGGCTCTGCAGCGGCGCAGGCAGAATGCCGGTGAGTTCGAGCGTCTGCAGCGGTCGCGCCGGATCGTTGATCAGGGCGCGCTGAGCTTTTGCGGCGTAGGCCGCCGTCCATTCGTAGACCGGCGACGGCGCTGCCAGCTCCACGCCCATAATCGAGGTGACGCCGTTGTTGCGGCTCTCGCCGAAGGTCACGAGGGTCGGATAGTCACCACGCTTGGCCGTGAAAATGTGTCCGAAGAGCTGGCGCATCCAGCCCCAACGCCCGCTGTCTGTGAAACCGTATTCCGTCTCCCATGCCAAGAGCGACGTCGAGTCGGTGAACGGCAGCGCCACGTATTCGAACACGCGCTCGCCGAGATTGGAGATCGCAGTGTCGAACACCGGCACGCCGACGCCGCCGGACAGCATACCCAAAGTCGAATAGGTGACGGTGATGCCGGTCGGCAGCTCCTCGCTGCCGATACGACCGTAATAGCTGTCGCGCACATCGATGTCGTTGCCGCTGGTGCCCTTCCAGTTGCACGTCAGCGTCACCTCGGTTGCGGTATCGGCTGCGCTGACCGGGAGGCTGAAGTCCTCGTTGATCGCCGCCGCAATCGCGGCATTGATCGCGACGAGATCGTCGGACGCGCCGATGTTGACCGGAACATGATGGCCAGC